GATCTGCCCACCGAGGCGAGCCGTGGCCGACGTGACCGTCGCTGCGACTGTCGTGTTCGGATTGACGTTCAGAAGTTTTGGACCTCTGAATCCGAAGGGCAACGAATTGGCAGGAACCAATCCTCTTTCAACGGCGTCGTCCATCACTATTCTGACGGTACGGGAGTTGTTAGGATACTTGCCTGTGGCAACGAGACGCTTCTCCGAAACATTCAGCGCATCGAAGTTGTAGTACACCTTGCGGTCACCGATCAACTTAGCAACGTAATTCTCCGATGTCGGATCGAGAGAACAGTTTGTGAACTGCTCCAGGACGATGGGAGACGTGTCGGTGTCATTCCAGTCACGGATCTGCACGTTGAATGTGCCGTACTTGTTCGCGTCATTGACCGATGCCTTGACGTTTGTGATGGAAATCTTGTAGAGTTTGTTGGCATACTCGCCATCATCGAGGGCTTCGAACTTGAAGAGGTCGTACTCCGTGGCTCCGAAAGGTTGCGATATGAAGTAGCTTGTCTGCGGGGCCGAGTAGCGTGTGTTGTAGGAACCGAAGACTTCCCTGAAAGTGAGGCTTGGATTGCCAGAGTTCGAGACGTTGGCAGAACCCGAGAGGACAGCGAGTTCACACGACGAACTGACGTAAGCGACATTGACGTCGACGGCAAAGTCTGCGTGAAGGTAGTGTTGCTCCTGATAAAACTTGTCTGGGTCGGTGTTCAACAACTTGCCGAAGTAGTCCTTGTCCGATGGATCGAACGAGGCTGTGAGGACCCTTACTCCACCGAGACCGTCGGCCGTCGAGAAGTTGGCGTTCAAGCTCGACGAGATGATGATCTTGAACTTGCCATTGGAGTCGACAGTAGCATTGTCGTTGGTCGACGGGCCTAAAGCCGACAGGCCTGTGGAGAGTGGGAGAACCATGACTCTCGAGGTGTTGGGCGTCATGATGACGCCGCGGACGAGGTCGATGCTCGACGCTGTGCCGACGGTGTCGTTGTCGTTGAACATCGGCATGCCCACATCACCGTTCGGGGCGAAGACGTGCTTCGCTGTGAGGAACTGGACGGCTCCACGGTGGCGCTTGTCGCCGCTGATGGCGTCGCCTGTTCCTGTGAGACTGAAGCCGGCGTTGTTGACAGTGCCGTAGTTCTGAGTCGCAGTGAGGTGAGCCGTCGTCGAGTTGGCGCCAGCGCCGAGCACTCTGACGTATGTGAGGGCGGCACGATGCTTCAAGAACTCGTTGACAGCGTAAGGTCCAAAGTTCTTCGGATCGAGGTTACCGAATGTCTGGACGAACTCGTTGAAGTTTGCAACCGTGACGGGGACGAAGGCAGGGCCCTTATTGGCGGTACCGACGACGGCAGCTGGTACGCCGACCGGTCCAGTTGTCGCGGGAGCTGAGAGGTCGATTTCTCGCTCGTAAAAGTTAGGCGCCTTGAAAGTCTGCTCGGCCATTATGTAATCTCCTTCGATCAGTGATTCTTCGCATAACTATCACCGACAAAGTTAGGAAACACTACTTTGTAACCTTAATTTCTAGTCCGCCCAGAGATGCACCAGAGAATGCTGTTTCTCCTCGAGACGTCCTGTTGATCATCTTGACGTATCCCCGAGGCATCGATGCCGCGGCAGGATCGTTACCAAGAGTCGTCGTGTCATCGAGGTCAGAGTTTATGGGATACACTTTCTGTTGCCTCCAACCCACATTCCTCTGGTCCGGCCTGACGTTGGGTGCCTCGTCGAGAGGAAGAGTGGGGTCGTCGGACCCGAGGATGTATTCCTCGGATTCATCGAACGACTTGTTCGACACGTCGACTGTCGAAGTCTCGAAGTTTATCGTCGTGGCAGACACGTATCTCTTCACAGGAATCGGAGACCCCGGGGATGCATTCGCAAAGAAATATGCCGGCACAGAAACTTCAAACGAGTGTTTTATGTACCTCTCCTGTTGCGACATGTCGTCGAAGTTGGTCTCGGTGGACAGTGAACCATCGACGAATTTGGCGACGAACCAGTAACCCTTGTGTGTGTCCAGACGCCACGATTGTCCCTGAGGCAAGAACGTGTTGAATATCTTCTCGATCACTTGGTTGGAATGCTGTGTGTACTGGGTCCAAATAGTCACTTGATATTTGACGGTGTAGAACTGTGGCGTCGGAACGACGATGGTCTCATAGACGTTGTTGAGGAGGTTTGGAGTCAGATAAGCACCGTCACGTGTCGACTTGGCGTCCTGTAAGGAACCTATGTCTCTGCCCGTTGTGACGTCGTTGGGTGTGATCGTCGATAGACCGCTTTGGTTGGGCAGTAAAAGTTTATTAATTAAACCCTGATAATCCCTGTCCGTTTTATCAAGACGTCTCCTGACGACAATCTCGCCACTCTGTTGATTGATTCCTCGACCAGCCACGTCCTCGGAGACGCTCTGGTTCAACTCCGTGCGCATGATGGTGATGAGAGGAAGAAGAAGCGTGTTGCTTCTGTCGCGCAACAGACGACCCTTCTTAAGCAATGCCCACTTCTCACCTGCAGCGAAGATGACGGGAACCTTCTTCATCTCTGCTCCGTCGATGCCGCCACACTGAGCGACGATCTCCTTGTCGAACAGGTGAAAAATGGAAACGTCGACGTCTTCTACGCTGCACGATGGGATGAATATGTCAGGGGCACCTGCGACGTTCTCGTAGCCCGTCGGAAGGGGAGCCTGATTGTAGTTTCTTGTGGAGTTAGTTTTGAATCTCGTCGACATTGTTTTACTCACTCGTCATAAAAAGCTGAGCCAACGTTGTCGGGGTCGCCGTTGCTTGAGACTTCCTTCGGCCCAGTGAGAGGCTTATCGAGGACGCCATTTTCGACGAGGTCACGCTTGTCACCGGTGGCCTCACCTGCAGCGTCAAAGGCATCGCCTCTCTGTTGGTGGAAATCAGTCTGCACAGCATCGGCGTCGGTGTACTCGATGTCGGTCGGTCCGTGGATGGGTGCCGTGAAGAGACCCTCGCGGGCCACGACGCCGATGAGTTTGACTCCATCTTTGTGTTCCGGCATGCCGTAGATGTTTCTCATGAACGATCGTTCCGTTATCTCGTAGAAGATGTCCGAAAAAGAGAAGAAGTCACCGATGGCAACGTTGATGCCCTTGTCTACGAGGTCCCTGTGTTGAACGTACACCTCGATCTTATATTGGGCGTCGACTCCGAACTTATCGATCTTTGTGTCGTTCTGGAAGTTGTTGTCGACCATCGCATCGATGGCGATGGGATTGTCATAGACCTTCTTTAGTGCCTCATTGTAGACGCCGTGAGTCTTCGTCTTCAGCTCGGAAATAGGATAGTAATGTATTTTTTGTCCTATCACATCCTTGACAATTTCCTTCGTTATGTCGGAAATGAAGTTGAGTTCACGTGGTGTAATGAATAGACGGGCCATGGTTCAACCTATAGAGATGGTGTGGCCCTTAGGCATCGGGACATACTTTAGTTGCTTATTGAGCGACTCAGCGGCGAGGGCATCGGCCTCGAGCAGTTTCTGATGCGTCAACTGCGCAAGGAATTCTTTCATCTGCGTCTGCAGTTTGTCTTTGTCCTCACGACCCTGGGACACCAATGCGTCACCGTTGAGCTGCAGGTCCGCATTGGGAATGGGTATGTTCTGAAACTTAGAACGGATGAGACCGAGCAACTCCCGAGCCAAGGCCAGCGTGTACTGACGAATCCACTGACGACCTGGTTGGTTTATGGTCGTGAACGGCACGTTACCAAGCGGCATGTTCTGCGGGCCGGAGACTCCGTAGATGGTCTGGTCTCCGTACGCGGAGGGGCTTAAGGGATTCTGCGGCGGCAACACCTTGCAGAAGAGCTTTCCTGTCTGCAAGTCGGTCGTGGGTATCGGGTATATCCTCAGCTTGCTGCCCATGATCTCGTAGGAGTAGTGCGACCTCCTCACCCTGAAAGCCGACTCCAACATGCCTCTCCTGAGGACGTCTTCGAAGATGGGGAGGACGTAGAAGATGGAGGAGTTGACGTACGACTCGTAATTGAAGTTGGTGGCGAGGAAGTTGGTGATGTTGCTCGCGTTGAGGAGGAACTGCTGGGCGGCGAGCGGTTCCATGTGGAAGAGCTCAACGACTCGTAACTTGCCCTTCTGTCCCGTCAGGTTGTCGTATACGTTGGTACCGCTGACGAAATTCTTGAGTTCCGTGTAGATGTCGTAGTCCTGTTGCCCCGAGACGAGGTCGAAGTATCCGAGTATGGAGTTCTCAGAACCTCCGACGAAAGCATTGGTGGCGTACGGTTCAGCCATTCTCAAGAGATATTCCAGCGACCTCTGGGTGTATCTGTTGGTGAGGTCGATGGATCCCGTGGCAGTACCGAGGACGTTCGTCAACTCCGACACGATCTTCGTCTCGTGGACGAGACGGGAGTACTCACAGGTCGCCTCTTCGAAGCATGCCCAGATCTCCTTCTTCGTCAATTCGACAGAGAGGACGTCGTCTCCAAGCTTCCGCTTGACATAGGTGACCATACCGTCAGCTTCTGTCTGAAAGTCGGAGTCGGAGTCGAAGAAACCGAATGGTGTGGGTGATATGGTGTTCGCGAAAGTCGCCATGTGCCGTCCTCGAGATAAGTATGTATCGTCGACGTTCTTGTCGCAGTCCACCGGAAATTGTGTTATAGTCTCCTTCGACGTTCCGTATATTTAATGTTCAACGATGAGTCAGCATTTCTCTCCTAAGACAGTCTCCAACGGCCTCGTGATGTGCTATGACGCAGCCAACATCAGGTCGTTCAAGGGATTACCGGCGACTAATTTGATCAATGGGATCTACTACTACTACAGCAACTCCGACACGGCGACGTTCAAGTATCAACAGGGTGCAGAAGACGTCAACATACCGTTGTTGGGTCGTAGGTCGGCGAAGTCAGTTTACATCTACAACGACTATAACAATAACAATCCACCAACATCGGGAAACTGTTGTCCTGCTCTGTATTACTTCACCGGTTTGATAGAGGTGAGTCCTTCAACTACATACACGTATGCAATCATCTACAAAGAACTCACAGGTGGCAGCCTCAATGCGAACTACATGTATCGATACGAGTACACTTCTTCCAACGTATACGTGGCAGAAGCAGGTGTATGGAACTCTTCTAGAAGAATATCTCTCGGTGATGGATGGTGGTATGCGTGGGGACAATTCACGACGCAGGCGACAACAGCAAAATTAAACACATATCTGTTTCACTACGAGTACGCGACGAATAACACAGTTTATGTCGCGAACGTATCGTTAACGGCAGGTACGTACGTATTTCCTCCTCAGCACATGCCTGAACCAAGTGTAGTTCGTGGTGCAACGGCTGCAACTGGTGGTGGTGTTCTCGACCTGGCTCGAGGCCAGGGCAGCGCAGAGCTCGTCAATACACCAAGCTTCACGTCGGGAAGTTTAGGATCTTTCTCGTTCGGTGGCACAAATCAAGTTATCATCTCGCCCGAGAATTCGATATTGAACACCCAGACGCCGACGGTAGAGGTATGGATTAAGACAAACGCCACGACTCAGAACGGTTTCTTCTTTGAAAAAGGAAATGTCAATACACAGTACAGTCTCTTTCAACAAGATGCAGACATAGTGTGGAGAATGAGGTTAGGGGGATCGTTGCTTGACATGAGAGTTGCGACCGCGACGTACATCAACACATCTTCGTGGGCTCACATAGTTGGAACATACACGTCAGGCAGTAGAAGACTCTACATCAATGGTAATCTTGTGAACTCTGATTCGCAAACAGGGACTATCGATACGAACACCAACGGCATCTCCATCGGTGCCTATGGTGGTTACAACGGTGCTAGAAGTTACTACTACAACGGTGAGATCAGCGTCGTCAAAGTGTATAACAGAGCGTTGAGTGCCGCAGAAGTGAAGCAGAATTTCAATGCACTGCGTGGGAGGTATGGAGTATGAGCACCGTGGGTGGGCCTATCATAGTAAGAGACAGCAGTCTTGTCTTGCACCTCGATGCAGGTGACAAGAACAGCTTGACCACTGTGGGAGGTGGGTGGAAAGACATCAGCGGTAACAACAACCACGGCACATTCACAGGCACTCCTGTCTACAGCACATCAGGTGGTGGCAGTCTTGCATTCGATGGATCGAACATGTATGCATCGGTTGCAAATCCCTTAGGTCAGACTGCGGCGGCGCAGGTTTGGACAGTCGTGTCGTGGATAAACATATCTAACAGACCTGGTGGGGTTCCTCAGTATCTGGTCACCGGCATGAACCAAGGAAACATGATAGAAGCGTGGCAGGGAAACAACTCCATCATGTACTTAAATGGCGGAGTGGATGATTACTACACGTACGGAGGACAGTTCACTGCACAGGGCTGGGTCATGGCGACGTTTCGTTTCAGAAACTCCACAGGAGACAGACAGATCTTGAGGAACCTATCGAACATCAGCACAGGTGGACCTAATAACACGTCGACTCCCTCAGGCTTGGCATCCACGTTCACAATCGGTAACTACGTCTTGGGTAATATGGCCAACATCATGATCTACAGGAAATACCTAAGTGACGCAGAAATATCTCAGAATTACAACGCTCTCCGCGGAAGGTTCGGCGTCTGATGTCATTCTATCGTGGTCCAAAGGTCGTCACGAACGGTTTGGTGCTCGGGCTCGATGCTGCCGACAGGAACAGTTACCCTGGAAGCGGAACATCATGGTTGGATCTAAGCGGCAATAACTATACCTGTACATTAAGCGGTCCAACATTTTCAACAGATAATAGTGGTACGTTAAACTTTAACGGTATAAGCGATTTCGTGTCAATCCCAATAAATGCTGCATTTAATACCGCCAGCGTAACATTTGAAGCATGGGTAAATCTAAACTCGACAGGTGTGCGGCACATAGTTTTGGTGAATTGGCAAGGAAATGCTCTTGAGGTTAATTCAAACGCGACGCTGACGATGTATAACTTTTCTTCTGGTGGTCAACTCGGCTCCACAACATCTTCAACAATATCTTGGGGAACATGGGCACACATAGCGGGTACCTATGATAATTCGGCACAAGAGCTGAAATCCTATATCAACGGAAATCTTGGTGCAACAAGGGCATCGACAGGCTCCACAATATACAGCGTCGGAGTCCATAAAATATCGGGGACTGACTACAGCGGGCCCGTCAACGGGAAAGTTGCAGTTGCGAGACACTACAACAGGGCTCTTTCTGCATCAGAAGTTGCACAAAACTTCAATGCTCTCCGCGGGAGGTTCGGAATATGAGGAACGGACCACAAATTGTCACGAGAGGACTAAGCTTGTTCCTCGATGCCGCCGACACGTTAAACTATCCGGCGTCAGGCGGTGCGATCTGGTACGACAGCAGCGGTAACAACAGGCACGTGACCTTCTACAATGCAGGCGGGACGACGTATTCTGCGGTCTCACCTGGTCCACCCACGAGAGGAACGACGAGAGTCGGAGAGTTTACTTTCGACGGTGTGAACGACTGGGGCAGAATGGCGTCGACGATTACTGCGGGGTCAGACATAACGGTGTCTGCCTGGATAAAGTTGACGGACACGCTCGATAGAGGTTTACTATCACATTGTAATGGTGGACCTGTCGGTCTAGGATACGGCATCAATGCCGGGAAGATGCGCTACATATACTACACGACTTCGTGGCAGGCGACACAGGGCACGACTAGCGTCAACGACGACACTTGGAAGAACGTCGTCTGGGCGAAGACAGGCACGACGATGGTGATGTACATCAATGGTGTGCAGGACTTTTCAGCGACTCTTCTGCAGGACAAGTCTGGTCCCTTGGTGTGCATAGGATCTTACTGGGGTCCCTGCAATTCCGAGGGATACGGTCCGGGGACTGACTCGTATGGTAACGTCTTCGCAGGTACACTTGGATCGATGATGATCCACACGGTATATTTAAGTGCAGCAGAAGTTGCACAGAACTACAACGCATTGAGAGGAAGATTCGGGACATGAACTACACAAGCAGAAACTACATCGTCTTCAACGTCAGCGAGATAGACAAGGTCGACTTCACTCAAGTCCTCGAGACGTCTGCGGAGACACTCCGCAAGTCGGTTGACGGTACGAAGACGTTCGTCAAGTGGGACACCAAGTTTCTGCAAGTGGACCATGGGGCTCCCGCAGACGATCCGGTCGCGGCGGAGGGGACGACACAGACAGTCGTCTCACCACCTGGTTATCCCTCTTTCTACGACGACCTCACGACGAAGGAGGGACCTTACACCCACGAAGAGATGCTGACGATGCTGTCGACGCCTGAGTGGACTGCATCGATGCCGTCTCCCGAGACGTCAGGAGGTTGATTTGTCTGTAGCGTATTCGCCAAGAGTAATTTCTCGAGACCTCCTGCTCAACTACGACCCAGGTAATCCGAAAAGTTATCCTGGGTCGGGAACTCGTGTCAATGACCTCAGCGGAAACGGTAACCATGGAACCTTGGTCAATGGTGTTTCTCAGATCACATCTTCTAAGTTAGGCTATTTCAATTTCGACGGAACCGATGACTACATCAATTGTGGATCAGGCGTGCAACTGTCGAATAACTTTACGCTGAGCGTGTGGTTGCTCAATCCAAATGGCGGATACCTGATAGACCAAGGTAACATTGGTAATGATCCTACCGGATGCCTTGAGTGGTTCGGCCTCAACGTGAATTTCAATAACCTCACCACAGGAGTCGCTGCGACTGCAGCCTACTCGACGATTCAAAATGGTCAATGGAACAACGTCGTCATGACATACGCTTCCAGAACGACAGGTTTCTTCATCAATGGCCAGTTGGATTCTTACAAATTCACTGGCACGACAACGTTCACACCGACTGGTATCTTAAAGATCGGTCGTCGTGCATTTTCTACGTCATCCATATACTCAGGCGGAATTGGACCTGTGATGATCTACAACAGGCCTTTGACACCTTCGGAAGTATTACAAAACTACAACGCTGTTAAGACGAGGTTTTAAATGACAGTCTCTAGTGGACCTGACGGAACGATCAACGGGCTTGTGTACTGCATCGATGCGGGCAACAGAAAAAGTTATCCTGGGAGCGGAACCGACGCAGTCGATTTAATAGGCGGCGTTTCATCGATACTAACAAACGGTCCATCTTTTTCGACAGACGGTGTTGGAAGCTGGTCGTTTGATGGTTCCAACGACTACCTTGCAATAAACAACTCAAGTAGAAAATTTCAATGGACCCCCAGCGGAGCAGGTAGCAATACACTTACCTTTGAGATGTGGGTGAAGACGTCAGATTCGAATGGATTTTTTGTGTCAAAACCGTGGAATGGAAACGGCGAATACAATTATTACATCACCAACACGGGTTTTCAAGCAGGAAATAACTCAGGATATTTCAATCTCTCGTACTCACAGTTCGCTACGGGAAACTGGGAGCATGGTGTGTTCATCATCACGCCCACGCAGATTACCATTTACCGGAACGGGGTCCTGAACGCCGGACCTTCCAATCACAGCCTCACTGTCAACACGCCTACATATGGAGACTTTAACGACACACACCCGCTCACGATTATGTCTCTATACCCGTACGGTTCGGGGTGGGGAGGTAACACAGGTTTCTCTATATTGGGAAGTGTAGGATTGCTGAAAGTCTACAACAGGGTCTTGACAGCGACAGAAGTTCTACGGAATTACAACGCGACGAAGAGCAGGTTTGGAGTATAAAAGCAAACGGGACCTTGCGGTCCCGTTTTTTCATCAGAACACCGGTGTTTCGGCCGGAGGTGCCGCCGGGGCCGCCTGCCCCTGGTCCGCCGGGCGGAAGACCGCGATGGCCTCGGCGACGAGCGCCGCCTGCTCCAGAGTATAGGCTCCACGGGCCTGTGCCAATCGTGCCGCTTCCACGAGGATGTTGAGTGCCCTGTTCTGTCTCTCTACCAATTCATTTTCCATGTGATTCACCTTTGTTTGCAAACGTTGTTGAGGATAAACACAGGAAGTTTCGCGTAAACTCCCCGACGAGAATTTTTTCTCGATTGACACCGACCTATAACGATCTGGGTCACCGCACATTATAGTTAGTCTAGGTGACATGTTTACTCGAATCTCGCTGAGCGGCTGCGGTTGGAAGGTGTTCTGGTATTTCGGTGTCATCCACCGACTCTCGGAGGCGGGACTCGTCGACCTGTCGACCGTGGAGTACATCACAGCGTCAGCAGGAGGTGGCGCAGCAATATTCCTGTTAACTCGAGGTGATGCCTATGAGGCATTTAAAGAGGCATTAAACACGGCCGACGCAGCACGGTCCGTGAAGAAGCGGGAGGTGGTGGAGAGGTCGACGGCCTACATGTACGACGCCACGCCCAAGGACGTCCACACCACGGGGAGACTGACCATCTGCTACACGAAGGTGTCCCTCTTTCCCTTCAAGATGAGCTACGTGATGCAGGACGAGTTCGCTTCGAAGGGCGACATGTTCGAGGCGCTGAAGTCGTCCGTCTCCATCCCACTGATGAACGACATGGTCCGCCTCAAGAACAGGATCCTCCACCTCGACGCCGGAGTCCTCTGCAACCAACCGTCGAAGCACCATGAGACTCTGAGGATCTCGGCGTGGCCGCTGTCATTCGGGTCCGACATACGACCCTCCCACCTGTCACTCTTCGACAAGTACACGATCGAGATACCGTCCACCGCGGTGGCGGTGGAGATGTATGAGGAGGGTCTGAAAGATGGAGACAAATTCGTCCTAAAGCACAAGTGAACAGCTGTGGAGAACATTGTCATGTGGAGGTTGACGTGTTATAATAACAATAATGAACTCACATGGTCAAAAATTACAGCTTCCCGTCTTGCAAAAACGTCACTGCAATGGTTGCACAAAATGTTGTGAAGGTTGGTTGTCTTCCACAGTTCACGGCCACGAGATGTTTCCAGGTAGGAAATGTCACTTCCTAGAGAAACACTGCACGATCTACGCTTCTAGGCCAGAGAATCCCTGCAAAAAATACGAGTGTGCGTGGATCAGCGACCAGAACCTGCCTTCTTGGCTGAAACCGGACATCTCGGGAGTCATAGTGACCCTGAGGATCGAGTCAGGAATAAGGTACTACCACGCCGTCGAGGCCGGCGGAACGATCGAATCAGATATTCTCAATTGGATACTTCATTGGGCAATAAAGAACAACTTCAATCTTTATTACCAAGTAAAGGGGAAATACCACATACTCGGTGAAGAAGAGTTCTACAACGTCATAAAAGACAAGAAGTTTTGATCACGTCGTCTCTTCTTGAGAACCCGAGACAGGAAGTTGTGATCCCGATAATATCGGTGTCGTTCTTGAAGGTGACAATGTTGAAACATATTGTCGCCAGGAATCGATGACTTCTTGAGTCCAAGCGACATCGGCGTACTGTCTAACACCCCATTTGTCTGCACCAGCCCAGTCCCCAGGAGAAAGAGTAGTCCTGTGGAAGTGAGCATTACTCTCTACAAGCATCTCCTCTGTCCCAGAAACAACCCACTTCTCAACTCGAGATCTCACGAGAATGCATTTGGTCGATTCGACAATCTGACAATTTTCTAAAGCGTATCTTGTTACTATTTCCATGTTAATTCCTCATCAACTGTTCGTCCAATAAGTTAACGTTCCTACAAACGCGGAATTAGCATTATAAAGAATATTTCCTCCAGAGCTTGCTCCGCTACCGTCGTTCAAAAAGTACAACATTTCTGCATATGCGACGCCGCCACACGGCGTCAAAAGAACGAGGTCTCCAACAGTAATTCCTGAGGTTACAGTCGGAACTGTAGGATACCACTGCCCTACGATGTCTGTGACACCACCGTCGACTGGGTAAGGCAAGTCTGTAACAAAAACTTGGTCACCAGCAATTTTAGTAGAGATGGTCGCCGAGAACCAGACGGTAACTTTCGCTCCAACCTTGACGTAGTTACCTGCATTAGCTGTAGTAGTGTACTGGGTCGTAGTTTCAGCCCCATCTTTCCAGTAAGACGGTGTCCACGTTCCCTCCTCATAATCGTCAAGGACTTCAGAGATGCTGGCGCCTCCTGTGGCGTTGGCGGTGAGACTGAAGTCGATTCCGTAACCGCTGGAGACCCTGATGTTGCCTGCTTCCACGTGGAGTTTTGTTCCAGGCGCCGCGGTACCAATTCCGACATTGCCTGCAGTGTCTAACGTAAATATCGAAGAGGATGACGATCCGTTTGATTGTAAATTTAGAGTCGTTGCGCTGCGGACCGCAAAGGATTTTGACGCTTCACTGACTATCTGAACGACAGAACCATCGCTATAAAAGTAGCCGTGCCTTGTTGTGCCACTGTACAGAGAAATGTAAGGGTTGCCTGTCGAGACGAATCTCGAGACTTCGTCTGCTGTGCTTCTAACTTCAAGTGGAGCGTTTGCTGCTGTTGTTCCTATTCCTACGCGGCCGACGGCGTCCATTCGCAAACCGCATGTGCTACTGGCCCAAGGAGCGATGACGAATGCACCGGTATCCTGAGCACCTGCATCATAGATGATACCGCTGTCACCATTTTGAACTATATTGTTATTTGTACCTGAGCTCATCGCGGGGCGGATCCTCACGTTGCTCGTCGTGGCGCCGCCGAAGACTCTCAGGCCGTCTGTGCCGTTGGCACTTGTCGTGTAGACGTCGAGACGCGTGTCAGGAGTCGACACACCGATGCCGACGCGACTTCCCGTCACGACGAGGGCATTGGAGTTGACGGCGCCGGCGATGATGGTGTCGTCAGAGAAGACCTCGAATATTGGAAGACCGGTGACGTCGTTGACGGAGAAGAGGGATCCCGAGAGGTTGTCGGTGACGAGGAGGAGGGATCCCGAGACGCCGACGACCTCAAAGACACCGGCAGGATTTGATGTACCGATGCCGACGTTGCCACTTCCCGAGACGGCAAAGAGAGTGGAACCACGTGAATTCTCGACCTCGAAGGCGAGGGCACCGGCGGTGGGCGAGACGACTCCTTCCCTGACGAGCATCGTCGGTGTGGAAGCGGTGCTCGATCCGGAGACCACGAGTCGAGCAGTCGACGTCTCCGTGCCGATGCCGACGTTGCCTGAAGAGTCGATAGTGACGCGTACAGCTGCCGCCGTGCGGAAAGACATTGTGTCCGACGAGTGCGTATATTGCACCTGCCCTGCGAACCGGTCGCCGCCGCTGGTCCCGTCTGCAAATGCGAGATACCCGATGCCCGTCGACGCTACCGTGATCGTGGCGTTGTTTGCAGTGCCATTGACAACTAGGTTTGCTTGTCCGTTGAAGTCGTAGGTGCTCGTCCCGCCGATGAGTAAGCGTCCTAACGCGTCGATACGCATCCTCTCAGATGAGTTCGTACCGAAGATAGCAGCAGCGTTCGCGCGGTTCCACACATACATGACACTTGTCGTGTCTTGTCCAAAGACAGCATCAGTCGAACCTGGTGTGTTGGCATTTCCTGTAGAGCTAATGAAAGCACTCGTAGTAGATCCTCTATACACTGTAAGTGCATTGTTCGTGCCCACTGTTTGTGTGCCGACGCCGACGTTTCCTCCAGCGGTGAAGATGATCTGATTTGTATTCGCCTCTCGGAACTGAATGGCTTGGCTCGCCGGTCTGTTTATATAGAGATTCTGATCGGTTGTTCTTGACGCGAAGTTATAGTCATTCTGGCTTGTGAGGCCATTGAGCGTGATGCCGTTGTAGGCCGGAAAAACCTCACCGATGCGAATATTACCGAGACCACCGGAAATGACGAGGCGCACGTCAGGGTTGTTCGTTCCCATTCCGACTCGACTACCGGTCACCACGAAGGCGTTGGTGTTGAACTGACCCAGGACCACCTTGTCGTCGGAGAAGACCTCGATGATGGGAAGACCGGAGACGTCGGAGACGGCGAAGAGAGAGCCTGACAGCGAATCGGTGACGTTGAGGAGTGAACCTGACACACCTGTGAACTGGACGGATCCTGACGTCAACACCTCCAACTTGATGGTGTTGGCCATCGAGCCGCTGAACTGAATGTTTGGGTTGGCTGTTCCTGTCCTCTGCGGATCTATAAGGATGTTACGTGGCATGGTTTATCGTCCTAAATATAGTTGTGTGCCGCATCGACACGTTCTTTGTTGTGGAAGGAGAGCTTTAGATGCCGAAGCGACCCCTGACGGATTCAAAGTTTTGGAGTATCTCGTTCGGTGAAAGAGGCCTCGTATAGAATCTCACGAGTGGAATGCTGCCGTTTGTGTGCCCAGCATACCTACCCACCTCGATGGGTGCTGTCATGGAAGTACTCGTCGTCAGGTTGCCACTCGCTTCCAAGCGAGCGTTAATGTAAAGGAAAGCCGTCGTGCCGTTGTGGACACCTGTGATGTGGTACCACACACCTGCCGATAATTGAGTCGAACTGTTGATTTCCTGAGAAGCATTTGTCTCCCAACGCATCGTCGTAGCAGCCTTATAAAAATTTATATACTTTGAACTGCTAATATCGTTATAGCTGAACAACCCTTGGGCGCCTGATATTGTCGCGTACTTGACGACGACTTCGACAGTGTAACCTGCTGGATAACTCAGAGACACATTACCTGTAGCGGCATAGTCATTGGAACCGTCGAAGATGAAAGTTCCCTGTACGTCATTGGAGTATGTCGGACCGTTTGTCAGCGTCGAGTTAACACCTCCCACCATGTCTCTCCAAGATGTCCCGCTTCGAATATAACTTTTCAGGTTCGCAGAATCAAGATAAAAAACGAGACTTGAGGTGACGATCTTAGGTGAGAAGTACTGGGCCATCAGAGACCGAACCTTCCTCGCAGGGCGTTGAAGTTTTGCAGCACTTCGTTGGCACTGAGGGCTTTGTTCTTGTAAATTTTAGCTATTGCGACGTCGCAGTCTAGGTTTGAGTAGTTAAGCGTTCCACCTCCATCTACTGAGAACCCTGCTTTACAGATTCCAATGTTTCCGGCGTTGGCCGTAAATGAAGGATTGTACTCTTGAGTGGGACCTGCGACTTCACTAAAAAGAGAACCGTTAAAGTACAGTTGCAGCTTTGACGCGGTGTAATTGTTCACTAGGACGAGATGTGACCAAGCATTTAAACCAATCGTCTTAAGAGAAGTATTGCGGTACGCATCTTGTCCTCTTATGTAGGCAAAAACGTCCAGTGTGGTTCCCGTAGAATTACCATACCAATACAGTGCGACCCCTGAATAGTATACAGCGCCAAACAAGACACCTGCCTTCTGCTTGTTTCCATATGCATTGGCAGTCTCCAATGCAGTTGGGTAGGCGTCTATCCTCATCCACATTTCCATGGAGAAGTTAGAAAGAGCAGGTAAGTACGTCGAGTCCAACCCGAGTGTTGCAGTATCATCTGTCGAATCAAAAAGTATTGTGCCGTTGCTAAAAGCAGGTCCATTGGTCAACGTCATATTGTTCGAGTTGCCGCTGAGGTCGCGCCACAGCGTACCTGTGCCACCATAACTTTTGATGTTGCCGGCGTCGAGCAAAACGACGAGGCCGTCTGTCACTGTCTTTGGAGAGTACGTGGCAGCCATCAGTAACCGAACCTTCCCTTTGTGGTGTCGAAGTTACGCAACACTTCGTCTGCAGACAACGCCCTACTGCAGACTCTTAAACTAGCGATACTGCCAGGCCAATATTGGCCTCCTGTTCCCCATTGATACACGTTACCACCAATATTGAAACCGTCTGTCCTGTTCTGATTTATCGACGCGTCCGTCCAGCTTGTGGTGTTGATCCACGCTCCGTTTCTATAGAAATAGTACTTGTTGTCGACGTGGTTCCACACCATGGACACGGAAACAAAAGTCGTGGTGCTGTTGAAAACGTTCGCAATGGTGATGGTCGGACCGTTGGTGTGACCGCCACCTGTGTTCCAGTAAACAAAACCAAGCGAAGTGTAGTCTTGATTGCATATCTTGCAACACGTTAGATTTAATTTCCGCATGGGTTGAACTCCACGACCATGTCGTCTATGTCTTTACGAACAGCTGTGAAAGACCAATAAAACTTGTAACTTTTCTTTCCGAACAACTTCATGAAGAACCAATGTTTGCTCTTTACGACAAACTTGTTATCAACGACATTAAGGGAGTCAACCCACAACATTTTGTTATGACCGAGGTTAGTTACCTGAACTTGAGCTCCCTCTTGCTTACACAGCGTGCTTATGTAGTCGGGTAACACAACTTCACAAATTCCATCGACAACCTCGGCCTCCCCAGTGAGTCGCACACCGTGATAAGGAGATTCTAGCGATCCATAGCGAAGCTTCCAGCCCGGTTTGGTGGGGTGTTGGATGACGAACGACTTCGTCGATGCCGCAAAATCACCATTGACCTCAAGTTTGAAGCTGGGAGATGAAGTGCCGATGCCAACCCTGCCGTTGGAGTTGTCCCACCAGAAGTCGTTGGAACCCGACAGGACACCACCCGTTCCACCAACGACTACTTGACCCGCCAGGACGTTACTGCCCGTGAGAGAACCGGAGACAGAGGTGGCGAAGACCGTGGCCCAACGTTTCGCAGCGGATCCAAGGTTGTAGAGGTTGTCGGTACCTGGCAGGGTCGATCCTGTGACAGACATCGTTCCGTTGACGGCCAACTTGTCGGAAGCAACTGTGGTGCCTATGCCTACGTTACCACCTGTCTTCATGAGCAGCAACGTGCCATAACCCGAGCTTACGTTTGAAACTTGCACCGCAGAATACCATGCTGACGGGCTGTAGTAAGCAAGACCAACGGTCGCTCCTGCAGAGCCTCCATCCGAGGAGGGTAATATGAAAATATTGTTCGTGGAATTGCTAGAGATATAACCGCCAGCTAGCAACTCTCCTGAACCTGCATAATCCGTCGTTATGAAAACTTTTCGCGTCGTACCGAGCGTTGCACTACCACCGACCGTGAGATTGCTGCTTGCACCAACCAGTGTAGTCGATCCTGTGACAGACATCGTGCCGTTGACAGCCAACTTATCGGACATGATCGAGGTGCCGATTCCGACGTTTCCCAAAGAGTCGATGCGAGCACGTTCAGATCCATTTATCTGAAAGGCAAACGGAGTGGCTGTTGCGGTGCCGATGGTCGAGAGCGTGTTCGTCGAGAAGAATGTACCGTGACGAGTCCCTGCTGCCATTAGATCGAGGACTGCACCATTCGTGCTGTTGTTGACGGCAAGAGTTGTGTAACCTGAGTATATTGTCGGAGCGTTGGTTCCGATTCCGACGTTGCCGTTGGAGCCGACGATCCTCACCCTCTCTGACCCACCTGCAGACATGATGATGTTCGAGGCATTGCTTCCAATTAAAATTGGTATCGACGTATTCCTTCCGAATCCGGTGCCGTAGTAGTAACCACCTGCATCCACACCGGCCACGAGTTCGCCGTCGTAGGCACCTGCGAAATACTGGGCTCGAAGAGTTCCGCTGACGATGTCGAGGCGTGTTGAGGGCGACGTTGTGCTGATTCCAACATTTCCAGAAGTGTCAATTCGAACTCTCTCAGATGCATTCGTGTGAAACACCATCGGAACGTTTGTTGACCCCCAGATGCCGACCTGAGATGCAGATGCATAGAATTCAACTTGATTACCAGACCCAAGCCCTGGTCCGCTGGATGCACGGACAGTAGCAACATTTCCTGTGTGTGCGATTGCAAGAACAGTCGAGTTTGACGAGATATAGCTTGTAGGAACATTCGTTCCAATGCCTACGTTTCCGCTGCCGCTCACGAAGAGGAGGGAAGTTCCCGCAGAGTTCTGTACGTTAAAGACGCCGACGCCACCCGTGGGAGAAGGTACACCTTCCTGTACTATCATCGTGGGCGTGGATGTCGTGGAAGAACCAGAAACAATGAGTCTTGCTGAGATGCTTGTTGTTCCAATTCCGACATTTCTTGTCGTGACCGCTATGGCCAAAGCATTGTTTGAAGTTCCTGAAGAGGTATCGTTGATCTGAAATTGACCTGTTGCACCATTTCGGCCTATCTGCCACAAAGAGGCGTCGAACGTCGTGTAGTACCCAAAGTCAATTATTGAATCGTAGGATCCTCCACCTGAAGTGATGTGCAGATAGGCGGGAGTTGTATTTGCAGTTCCCTGGCCTATCATCATGTTGCCGATGACTGAGAGCTTCTCGCTAACGGTGGGAGTATTTGTTCCTATGCCCACATAACCGTCGTCTCTTACGAACATCAAAGATGTGTTGCTACTGTTGAGCAGGTGCATCGTCGACCCCGAGGAGTTTCCCGAACCGGTGACTTCAAATCGGGCAACCGGATTTGTTCCACCGATTCCTACGTTCCCATTATTAGCTAAAATAGTAAGTCTTGCGATTGCAGTCTGGGAATCTCTGAAATTCCACGCACCTCCGTACGTATTGAATGTTACGACATTATCTGTCGTAGGAAAGAGGGCCGGTCCGTCGTTGACAATGATTGAATCATTCGTGTCATTTCCAATGATGAGGTAGTTGTTTTTATTAATCTTGACAGACCCGTTATAGATGTCAAGAGAATACCCAGGTGCTGATGTTCCTATTCCAACAAATCTACTTGTGTTGTTCCAGAACAAATCATTACTGCCGCTCAAAGCTCCGCCAGTCCCAGCAATAACAATTTGTCCGGCAAGAACGTTGCTACCGGTGAGAGATCCGGAGATGCTGGTGGCGTAGAGGTTCCTCCAGCGCTTGGTGGAGGAACCGAGGTCGTAGAGATTGTCAGTTCCTGGTTCGACGGAACCCGTGAAGGCCGAAGTTCCACCGGCAGTTATTCTGAAGCGCTCAATTCCTAAAGCGCCGTTGGATCTAACGAAGAATGAATTTTCAGCCCTGATGGCAAAATCAGTGGCAGGCGTTCCTGTGAAGAGGCCGGATCCGGCACCTATGAATCCGAATGTTCCGTTCGTGGAATCGGAGAATCTCATTATGGTGCTGCCAGCGGCGGCGTCGAGGTGCAGTGGACTGTTCACTGTGGCAGTACCGATACCAACGTTGCCAGAGGAGTCGATTCGCATTCTCTCAGCGTTCTGGGTGATGAATGCCAGCGGGGTGGCAGTCACAGTTCCAAAATTTGTTACCGATCCTTGTGCATATGCTGTCGCTGTGCGGGTGCCGTTGACCATCCAGTCGATGAGGGCGTTCGAAGTTGCATTCACCGCGAAGTTTGTGGATCCGGCGCCGTGGTTTGTGATGGAGTTTGTTCCAATGCCGACGTTTCCTGCCGATGTGATGCGCATCCTTTCCGTCGGAGTATTTGCAGCGTTCGCTGTGGAGAAAGTCAGTTCTCCTGAGTTATCGAAGGAGACGCGTTCTACTCCAATGGAACCGATGATGTATCCACCCGCGATGTCTTGCGTGTTGCTGAAGTTGAGAACTGCAGCTGTGCCATTGGCAGTTAGCTGTCCCTGTAGTCTCGCTGTAGCTGTAGTGGAAGCATTTCTAACATGAAACTGGCTTTGTGGAGTTGTTGTGCTAATACCGACGTTAGTTCCGTTGTCGAATATCGTGCTGTTGCTCAATCCATTGGTTCCTGACCACTTTGCCACGTAGTTGGTGGTACCACTACCGGAAACCAACGTCGTCTCAGATCCGAGTTTACCCGCCTTCCACTGATCTGTCGTGGCATCCCACAAGAGTGAACCTGTGACACCTGTCGTCGTGTCGGCGACGTAGATGCCACCTGTCGAAGCGGGAGACGGTCCGGCGTTCAACAGGATGGCATTGTCTTCAATCTCAACGACTGTGGTGTTGACGATGAACTGTGTACCGTTTACCGTCAAGTCACCTGTGACCGTGACGTCTCCGGAGAAAGATCCGGTGCGGGCATACAGGTCACGCCAACGGTAGGTTGTGGAACCAAGGTCGTAAGTGGCGGTGACGCCTGGCAGGACTGAGCCCGTGACCGATAGGTTACCGCCGGAAATGGCGAGTCGATTGCTGTTGGCGTTATTGGTGCCGATGCCAACATTGCCTGCTGAGTCGATGCGCATTCTCTCTGTTACGGCGCTGGAGAACAATATT